GACGGTTATCCATTATTTATCCTTTAGCGAATTTTTTATTGAAGATGATATTGTTAGATTGTGCTTTCTCATTAGTTTGTACCTTTGTAGCCTCCTTTTGCTCACGACGAACACGTTCAAAAGTTTTACGAATGTTTGTTTTGCCAGACGAGACATATTTAAATGAAGGGTCTAGGATTGATGTCATAGGCTGTCTAAAAGTAACGATAGGAGAAACAACAGAAAGATGACTTTACCAGAATGACGGTCAATGAAGTCAGCTAGCTTATCGTCTGCTCTGAATAGTTTGTTCATTGTTCTTTCGCTTTCATCATGTAATCAGCCATTTCGTATGAAATCTCTGCGGCATCACTCATATTCCAAAGCAGTTCACCATCACTTTTTTTCTCAGCTAAAAAAACTTGCATAGCTTTAGCAGCAAAGTAGTCACGCAAGTCCATGCCCTCGCTATCGTCAAACTTATTTACTGCTTTAAGTGGAAATGCTTTCATACGTCGCTTCCTTTATATTCACGGTCTTTGCGTTCTTGGTAGATTTGATCTTCACGCTCGAAGTAACGATCTTCCTCAGTTTCCTCGTACTCCGGTAAGTTCTTAGCCTTAACGGTACGGTTAATCATTCCGATAATGAACCGTTGCAGATTGTCACGGAGTTGGATAGGATTTTGATGATGCTGAGACCAAACCCATAACATCTGCGAGAATTCTTCACCAATATCAGCGGCTGTCATGTGGCAAAGTACATCATCAGGATGACCCTCTAACAACTCATAAAGCAAAAATTGCTCGAATTCTTGTGCGTTCATATTTATCCCCTAGTAAGTTACCGCCCCGAAATAGTGCCACAGATCAATAGGTGAATGTAAAATAATTTCTATAAAGAAATAGGAATCTATAGGAACATTCTATTACCAACCATCAACATTCTGCGATAATGAAATACGAGAAAACATTGCAAAAACTGAAAGAAACTCAGCCTAAGCTCGACAAGTACCCAGAGCCTAGAACGATAACCCCTAGAGGACAGCCAGTTGAAAGAAGAACCTTCAAAATCCTTAGCAGCAACGTCAAGCGACAAAACTGGAACGATTAAGAAATACCATCACGGCCTACGTTATTGCGCTGGGTGTAAGAAGTCTAGGTCATCAATCCAATTCGGAGACCTAGAGGTTTGCAAGATTTGTCAATTACGAAACATTAAGGTATAGTTCATCGGGAAGGGATAGGAAAGATCATCCGAAAAACCGTCTAGTCACCGGTCTGCCCAACCCACCTATTTAAGTGACTATAGCTTTTGACTGAGGCTAATATGTTTTCATATCATCACCATATCGGCGATTTTCGCCGTGATACCGCATCACTATCTGATACTGACGCAATGGCTTATCTCAAGCTGCTGTGGATGTATTACGACACAGAGCAGCCGTTACCGGCAAATCCTCAACTACTGGCTTTTAAGATTGGCTCAAACGCTGAATCCGTTCAGCTAATCCTAGATGCTTTCTTTACGTTAGACGGGGATGTTTATCGGCAGAAACGCTGTGAGGCTGAAATTGCTGCTTATTACGGCAGGAAAACAGTTGCTAGAGATAACGCAAACAAACGCTGGAAAAATGCAAACGCATCACAAAATGATGCCATTGCATTGCCGTTGCATAGCGATAGCAATGCTATAGCTACCAAAATCGATGCTAACCGAGAACCGATAACCGAGAACCATAAAACAATAAAAACAAGTAAACCGGACGTAGAACGTCCTGACGATATTCCTGAAGATTTGTGGATTGATTTTCAGAAACATAGAAAAAATAAAAATGCCCAGATCACAGTTAGAGTCATAAATAACTTGAGGAAAGAGTCTGCTAAAGCAAACCTTAGCTTGTCTGACGTAATGGAAAAAATGATTGTGAACAACTGGCAAGGATTTCAAGCAGATTGGGTGAAATCAAAAGAAACTAAGCAGACAGACTGGTGGATGAACGACAGGAGGATCAAATGATTGGAGACTTACTAAACAAGCTGGAAAAGGTTAAAGGCTCAAAAGGTCGTTGGACTGCTTGTTGTCCTGCTCACGTTGACAGATCACCAAGCCTTGCCATAACGGAAACTGATGACGGTCGAATCCTGCTCAAGTGTTTTGCTGGATGTAGTGCCTACGAAATTGTAAAAGCCGTAGGAATGGACTTGACAGACCTGTTTCCTAACGACAACAATCTAAGTTCCCTTAAGGAAAAACATTTTAATAAACCAGTACGCAGACCGTTTTACGCATCAGACCTGCTGAAAATAATCCAATTTGAAGCCCTTTTAACGTCCGTAGCGGCGTTTGATTTGAGTCAGGGTAGGGAAGTATCAACCGAGGATAGAAAACGGCTTAAAACGGCTCTATCCAGAATTAACGAAGCTGTTAGTTACATTAACTAGGGGAAACTATGACGATTGAACTAGCCAGAGGAGAGGCTGAGGAACTGCTGAATATTTTACGGATGGTGTACTCAAATCACGAGCTAACGAAGATCATCAGTAATCGGCTAGCCGGAGATGTACTGATTGAGTTACCACCTGAGCCTGTTGAGGAAAAGCCTGTTGCAGAGTGGAAAGAACTGTCTACGGCAGAGATCAAGACACTTTGGAACGTAACGAAGAAACCTAGTGAATTTGCCTGTTTGCTGCTGGCTAAAGTTAAGGAGAAGAATTATGAGTGGAGACCATAATCGGTATCAGAAAGGCTCTGTATCACAGCAGCCTGAACAGGAATGGAAGTACAACCCAATGACAGGTGAGCCGTTAATTGATGGTTGGCCTTTGTATTCAGGATTGCCACAGCGGGAGTGGCAAGGTCTGACGGATGAGGAGGTTGGGATGCTGACGGTGTTTGATGGGCTGCATCACGTTGAAGTGCCGTTGCTTGCTGAGTTTGTCCGCGCCATCGAAGCCAAGCTGAAGGAGAAGAATAATGAGTCTTGAGGCAAGAGCGATAGAACTAGACGAGGCTAGGAAGGCTCGAATCCTAAAGTCAGAGAGTATTGACGTTGAGAAGTACTTACATTCAAACGACGTAACGATACGGGTGAAGAAGGCTAGGGACTGGCTGGATTCGGTCAAGGAGTCTTACCTATCAGAAACAGTAGAGAAGAAGATCGTCATGCCTTGGGTCAGAACCCATGATTCTTTTGCCTATCGTGATGGTGAAGTAACTGTCTACGCGGGTTCTAACGGTGGCGGTAAGTCGCTTATCACGGGTCAGATAGCGTTGAGTCTGGTCAAGCAGGGTCAGTCGGTCTGCATAGCATCGTTTGAGATGAAGCCTGAGAGGACGTTACAGAGGATGCTTAGACAGTTCTCCGGGGAATCGTTGGATGATCCGTTGACTCACGACAGGGCAGGATTTATTACGAAGATGGTTGACCGGATGGACAAGTTTCTATCTGACAAGATGTACCTTTACGACCAGCAAGGAACTACGTCACCGGAGAAGGTGATTGCTATGTCGAGGTATTGCGCCATAGAACTAGGCGTAAAGCATATCTTTATCGACAGCCTGATGAAGTGCGTCAAGAACGAGGATGACTTTAACGGTCAGAAATCATTTATCGACGAGCTAACGGCATTGGCTAGGGATCACAACGTCCATATCCATCTAGTCCACCATATCAGGAAGCAACAGTCGGATGAGACACAGCCGAATAAGAACGACCTGAAAGGGTCAGGGAGTATCTCGGATCAGGTGGATAACGTCTTTTTGGTCTGGAGAAACAAGAAAAAAGAAAACCAGAAGAACCGGGGTGAAGTGATAGACGAGACACAGCCAGATACCTTCCTAATGTGCGAGAAGCAGAGGAATGGGGACGGACAGGAGTGGTACGGACTTTGGTACGACAGTCTAAGTCAGCAGTTTGTGGAGAGGATAGGAGCGAGAATTGACTTTGATAACCGAGGAAGTTTTAAGGCATAGGGCTGAAGTCCGTCAGGTTCTGGCTTGGCGTACTGAGGACAGGGGCAAGGCGATGGACTATCTGGCTAGGGTCAAGGGTGACAGGCGGGATAGGCTAGAGAAGGATTGCCGAGACCAATGGGAGCGTGGAAACCGAGGTAAATGGGGGGATTGGCGTGGTCTATAAACGAGTGGATTCAACGCAAGCACAAATTGTCAAAGAGTTAAGACGTTTGGGGATGGAAGTCGAGCATCTTCACGGGGTAGGCAAAGGATGTCCTGACATCTTAGTAGGTTGGAAGGGCAAAAACTGTCTGCTAGAGATAAAGAAGGACGATAAGGCCAAGCTGACCCCGGATCAGGTGCTATGGCATCACAGTTGGAAAGGTCAGGTAGCGGTGGTTACTAACGTAATTGATGCGGTTAAAGCGGTCAAAGAGGTGTGCCGAGAATAGGATTTACCTATAGCAATACATTTACCTATAGAAATATATTTGTTGACGCTCCGAAACAGTTTTGAGAAGATACGTCCATACCGCAGATGCGGGATGACTAAGGGGAACAAAATGCAATACGCAAATCACTATATGTACAGCGATGTTGAGCCGTATGAAGTTGTTCGCATCGTCAGCGAAAAGACCATCGAAATCCGTGCCATGAAAGCAGAACGCGACGAGTCAGTAAAGTTGGAGTTCCACGTTGGCGGCTTTAGCGCACATTGCTCAAATCAAGACCAGCAGAAGTGGATCATCACCAGCGACGAAACAGCACCTATCAAGCGTATCCGTCTTGGTAAGCGTGGCTGGAAAGACGCACACGGTGGTCGTTACGGTTTGTCTGACAAGCCGCATAAAAAATACGACTACAACTTTTAATAAACCAGCCGGGGGAAACCCCGGCGTTCTAGGGGAGCAACATGGAATCAATCAAAATCGAAGGTGTAGAGCAGCACCAAGGCATTTACGTTGACACCATAGGCGAGGATGTCTGGGTAAACATCATAGTCAGAAACGGTAGTGCAAATCTCTGCATAACTCCAGAGAACGCTGACAAGCTGGTTGAGGCATTACAAGTCGCTATTGGTCGGGTGCTATATGCAAGTTAATCCGCACGAAGCAATCGACTTTATCTACAGAAACTCTACGGCTTACGCTAAAGCTAAGGCTGAGGTAACGTACCTAGAGGAGTTTCGCAAGAGCAAGAAGGCAATCTTATTTAGTCAGGCTATCGGTAATACGGTAGCTGACAGGGAGAATCAGGCTTACGCTCACCCGGAGTATCAAGCCTTGTTAAAGGGGCTTCAGGCGGCTGTAGAGGCTGCTGAGGAGCTTAGATGGCAGTTGATAGCAGCACAGGCTCGGATCGACGTATGGCGGTCTCAGGAAGCCAGTAATCGGACGATAGATCGGGTAACTCAATAGGTAGGGGATAGACATGGAATACACAATACCAGACGATAGTAATTTGGCACAATGTGAGTATTGCGGTTGGGTAGTAGACTGGGATGAGGTTCCGAGGGCTAGGGACTTATCTGGCGAGATCGTTACCTGCTGCGAGGAATGTAACGAGGGCGAGAGTTTCGTCAATTATCCGAGCAAAAAATTTAGTCAGGGGGTCGTATGAGTAGCGTCGTGGCGGTAACTAGGAATTTAATGCTAAGAGGAAGGATTGCTAGTTTCCATCCGTTAAAAGATGGTGTATTAAATGAAATGCGTGAAGAATTTGAAAAAATCTTATTGGAAATGTCAAAAAAGCATAACT